CCGCGTCCGTTGCCGTCTTGGCCGCCTGGCTCGCCGTTTCCGCATTGGTGGAGGATGTGTTGGCATTCTGTTGCGCCTGTTGGGCCGCGATAATGGAGGCCGTGTTGGAAAGCCACTGGGCCTTGATCGTCTTACTTGCCTCAACAGGTATCGTAATACCCATTGCAGGAATATCGTACACCGTGGACGACTCAACAGGAGCCACAGAATCCACGGCCCCAATATAACCGGAAAACAGCCTCAAATCCTCTCCGGACTCATCCTGTGCATGAATGGCATACGGCCAGCGGCCAACAGGCAGGGCAGGAAAAGTAAGCTCCAAACAATGTTCTTGCTCGCCGTGTTCAATAACAACGGGCAAGTCTCCCTGTTCCGTCTTCACCACACCGGTGAAAGAAACTCCTGTTACCGGGAACGGAGATTGCGTCACATCCTCGAACAAAAGCCAGCCTATGCGCTTGGCATAGCCTGCCGTCGTGGACAAATGGCGCGTCATTCCCAGAAAATTTAACATGGCTCAATCATGAGCCACAAAACACGGGAAATGCAAGTTGGCGAGAATCAACGTTTTTATCCCTGCTTCACGGGAGGCTCAAAAGGCAGGGAGGACAGCAGGGTTATAAAATTCTCTCCTGCATCCACTTCCATCTTCTGCGGAGTGTATGCGCCATCCATCTTGTTAAGCTCGGCAATAGCGGCGATTTTTGAGGGCATCTTAAATTTCGCTCCGGTTTCGTCCATGGAAACCTCCTGACAGAGATCGGATGCGCTATCAACATTGCCGATGGGAGTTGTCACCACGCGGGACAACCATTCCATGCGCTGCTGCCTGGTCAGCACAGCAGACTTATCCAGTTGCTTATTCAATTCGTCAATCATTCGCAAAACTTCGCCATCTTTGGACAAACGGGATGCCGCCTTGCTGGCTGCGTCATTACTCATATCCTTGCGATTGTAGGCCTTACGATAAGCGTCCGCCTTGGACAACTTTTCCGCAACCAGAAGCCTCGCAAACTCCTTCTTCTTCTCGGTCACTTTGGTCTTGTTATCCTTCCTTCTCATACCAATATTTTACCCTCCTGATTTTCAGTGCGTCAATTTGGTGAGAATCAATACTTCTTGCCAGGAACAATCAACCTGTTGGCTTTGAATCCTCAAGACTCTCTAAAAAATCACGTCCCTGCCTGCTGATATAAAACACGCAAGGCCGTGTGCCGGTTCTGATCACGTCGCCGGCCTGCACCAGATAATCCAGCCGGTGAGACACATTGCTGGGATCCAAATGGCAACGGGTGGCAATCTCCCGCGACATCCTGCCCGGATGGTCTCGGATTTCCATCAGAATAAGCAGCTGCGACGGACTCACCTTCCGGTGTATAATGTTCCTTAATAGATTCTTGTTATCAGACGATTTATTATTCATAATATCAAACCTCCCTGTAAGTCGTGGCGGCAGCATCCCACTCCAGATTGATGTGCCCGGTGCTTCCAAAGCGGTTCTTGCCGATAATAACCTTCGCTTCCTTTGGATCGGCGTCCCGATCACTGGCAAAGGGTCTGTAGAGCAGCATAATCTGGTCGGCATCCTGCTCAATGGAACCGGAATCCCTCAAATCGGACACGCGGGGAACCCCGGCATCTTTTCCTGCCCGCTTCTCCACCTCCCGGTTCAACTGGGCCAGCACGATCACCGGAATATTCAGTTCCTTGGCCAGGGCTTTGAGGCCGGCGGAAATCTCCGACACCTCCCGTTCCCGGGACGCCTGGCGTCCGGTAGGATTGGCAAGCTGCAGGTAATCCACGCCGATGCACCTCACGCCGTGGTCCGCCACCATGCGCCGGGCGGTCGCCTGGATCTGGTCAATCCGTAAGGCGGGCCTGTCATCCACGAAGAAGGGAATCCCCTTTACCCGACGAACAGCGCCAGTAAAGGCGCCCTGCTGGTAGGTGGTCAGCTTCTGCCCCCGCCGCAACGCCATAGGGTCAATACCAGACTGTCCAAACATAATGCGCTCCAAAATCTGCACCTTGGACATCTCCAGGGAAAACATGCCTACAGGACTTCCCGAACTGGCAATGTTAAGCAGGATGTTGGTCATGAACGACGTCTTCCCCACAGCGGGACGGGCTCCGATGACGATCATGGCGGTATCTTGCAGGCCATCCAAAACGCGATCCAACTTCTGGTAACCGGTGGGAATCCCCTTTACCTTTCCGGGGTGCTTGATGCGGTATTCCATGTTCTCAATCACCTGCTGAATGCCGTCGCTGATGTTGACCACGGCTTTTATTCCGCAAGCTTCCCGCAAGGAGGACATCACCTTTTCGGCTTCCGCCAGAGATTCTTCCGCGGTGGAGGTCAAATCCTGAAGCTTTTCCAATCCGGAGATGAACATGGTTTCCACATCCCGCTTTTTCTTGGATGCCGTCAAAATCTTCACGGAAGGCTCGAACTGGAAATGATAGGCAAAACTCGTCGCAAGCTCGACAAGCCCGGCGTGACCTCCTACGGATTCAAGCTCGCCGGCGGCTTCCAGGTGCTGGATCAGGTCGGTGATATTGACCTTTTCCGGCGTTCTTGCCAGAGTCTCAAAGGCGCTCCAGACCTTCTGATGGGCTGAAAGGGTAAAGTGAGATCTCGTGAAACCTTGTTCGATCAGGGCGGCTACCTTGTCGGCGCCGTCAATACAGTTGCCAAGAACGGTCTTCTCGGCATTGAGTTGTGTTTCTGTAAGTTGCATAAAGTATTGAATGTTTGTTATTAGAATTGTTTTCCAAGGTCGGCGCTATCCGGGAATGGGTCGGAACCAAACTTCTGTTTCTCCAGGCGTTTCCTGTCCTGTTCCCTGTAGGCGTCGTCCTTTGCCCAAATCTGGGCCCGGCTTTTCCAGTTGCGGATGAAGTTGCCTTGCTCCACATAGTGGTCGTAAAACCTCTCTGCGGAACTTCTCAACGCATCCGGGTCCAGGGGATGGACAAAGCATTGACGCATGTGTGCCTCCACTTCCTCGACGGATTCCGGCAATGGAACCATGGGAGAAGGTCGAGAGGGTGGGGGAAAATCAAGCAAGCCGTCAGGCGCAGCTTCCTCTTCTCTTCTCTCCTCTTCTTTCCTTTCCTTTCCTTTCCTCTCCTTTGTATTGCCGGATGTATTACAATCGGCATTGTTATCTGCATTGCATTCTGTAATGCGTTTTGCATTACCCATTGTATTACAATCGGCATTACTTGGTGCGTTGTCAGCATCTTCTCTTCTTCCCCAGCGAGCTTCCGCCGCTTTCTTGCCGCCACGGCGTTTGCTCAAGGCTTTCTCTTCAGCTTCAACATTGTAGCCTTCGACGATTAAATCATCTCCGTCCCAATGAAAAAGGCCAGGGGCATCTTCCGGACAATCTTCCAAACCGATGCGAAACACCCACTGGGTCCTGGTCCAGGATTTGCAGCCTCGAATAACACCCCCATTCACCTGTTCCGCGCAATAAAGGCAGAGCAAGTAATACTGGCCGACGAGAAACGCGCCATGTTCTGCAATGGCGGATCGTGTGTTGACAAATGAAGAATAATACTTCAATGCACCTTGTTGCATAAATTCTATGGTGTACTTAAAAGGTTCAGTTCATCACACCTCTTGCGGACGTAATCCAGCACCGCGCCGGCATCCTGGTGTTTGATGCAGATCAGAAAGCCCGGCTTGCCGAACTCTTCTACCCAAAACTCTATTTCCGGGCCTGTAAGGTCAAAATACACGCCGTAGCGCCCTGTACGCCCCAGTTCCCCCTTAATGCGGCAAAGCTCCTGAATACAGCGGCGTTCTTCCTGTTCTGGTGTTTCCATAGGAAAGCAAACTGCTTCATTTTCAACTCCAGCACGGATGCCGCGGCCTGATTGGTCAATGTAAGGGTATTTCATTCCCCCTCCTTTCTCGGCTCCCAGTTGTCACTGAATCCTTCATAAGCTTGTGCAAAGGGACAGCGAAAACACTCACTACATGGCGTAGCGTAGGGATGCGTTCCTCCGTGATCGCAGTTCTCACAAATCCGCTCTTGGCTCGGTATCGTCCACGCTCTGCATTTACGCCGCCATTTCCACGCTTCGCGCAAAACTGCCCCATAATGTGACTTCTCGTCACGGTAATGATGCAACAATTCGGGGGAGAGTTGATAGCCTTTATCTTTCAAAAGGCTACGGATGAAGGTATGGATAACAACAGTTGTTTCCCATGCGCCCCCGTACTCAAAAAAAGCTTTCTGTTCAGGCGTCATGCGGTCCTCCTTTCCGTGGCTTGTTCAAACTCGAACACGGCCTGCTTGCTCAACTCCACCATGGACCATACATCATGAGGGGAAACCAACAAAACTTCCCCACTGAAAAGATGCACCAGCAACCTGCTGGGGGTAGCTCCCTTCACACGGGCTCTCCTGCCGCATGTCACCAGAACACACTGTCCATAACAAAAACTGGTCCCGCAAACACGATTAAGGGTTTCAAGTTCGGTTTGAGCAACAAGCTCTTCAGCCGCCTTTTTCTCCTTCTCCCTCTTCTGCCTGGCGGCCTCGTCCCGCTTTCTGGCAGCTTCGGCCGCCTGATTGGCGCGCAAAATCGCCATGGACTCGCGTTCGGCCTGCTCCTGGGTCTTCGTGAGTCCCGCCTTTTTGCGGAGCCTGTAATCTCTCCAGATTCGGCGCTTCCTCTCTCTTTCTTCAGGCGTCATGCTCGGCCCCTCCTTCCTGTTTGGGAGTGTACATGTCAGCCATGCGGCGCCTGCATTCACAGCAATCCGCCCTAGTTCCATTTTCAAAGAGACAACCCGCGCATGAGTCTTCCTCGGAAGCTTGCCGGGTTTCCCCGGCAAGATCCCTGGTATAAACCATGCGTACCAATTCCTTGAAATAGTCGCTCATTTGACTGGCTGTGTCTTCATCATGAAAATCAGCGCAAATACCCCTCAATGCCAGGTATGCCAAATACTCTTCTTCAGTAGAGCAGCCGTGTTCTTCCTTGGTCAATTCCGCAACATCCCAATAATTATCACAGAGAGGAACCATCAAAGTAACAACCTTCATCACCTGTGCCCTCCTTTCATGGAAGCAAGCGTTGCGGCAAGGGCGGGGTTTGATGTTGAGTCTTCGGCAAGGTAGAAGGACTTCTTGGCGCTTTCCAATGCGCGCCCAAGGAGTTCTGTTGCCATGAGATAACGCGTCTGCTTCATGCAAACTCTTCCTTCATCCCATCGGATGCCGCCGGTATTGATGGCAGTGAACGCAGCAAGAACATCGCTGTCTTTTTCATCTATTTCCGTCAGGGCAAAAAAAGTCTTCCGCCTCTTGTCCAAAACCTTGAAAGGAATCTTCTCTTCAAACGCATTCGCCGCATTTTGCAGAAGAATGGCGGCCTCATCGAAGGCTTCCTTCACGCCATTGACAACCTCTTCCTGGTCGTCATCGGCATAGAACAAGGCATGGAACATGTCCAAAATGGCTTCTGCAGCGCCCCGGAGCATGAAAGCATTCTCTCCGAAGGCTATCAAATCCTCTTCATCGTACCGCTTCTTCCTGGGGGCGGCAGGCTTCTTGGCCGTTCTGGCAGCCTTTGCCGGTTGACAGGGCTTCCCGTCTGTCGTACTTACTGGCTTGTGAGCAATGATAGGATTAGCCGTCTTGCCATTATTCACAACATCCGCCCCTTTCCCGTTGCCGCGGGAGAGGGGTTCTGCGTTTACCAGTAGTGCTGTAGTTGTATTCATAGCGATCATAATCTTATTTATTATCAATTAACTATTATTATTTAATCAGGTTCAATCGACGCGCCCCGGACAGAGGCGTGAAGAAATAGTTAGTCTTCGTCGCACAAGGAGAAGCCTTCGTCATTCAATTCAAAGACGCCCAGCCAGGGAGCCTTGATAAAGGCGACGTAGAAATTGCTCTCGTCCTTGCGCCGCACCACGACAAATTCATCTTCCGGAGAAAAACGATAAGTCCTTCCACGGTTAGGCATGGTGATAATTAACTGGGAATTTAACATTACCCTGTCGCCCGTATCAAAAGGCTTTGCCTGAACAGGTTTAGATGCAGTATCAATATTGCTTGTAATCATTGTATTATGTATTTTCTAATGGTTATTGTTTCCTCATGCCGTGAGGGCGGGACGGTTTTTTCCAAGCCGTCAAAAGCTTTCATGGGAGTAGGAGACTCCGGACAAAATCCGGAATGCGGGCTCTTGCCGGCCTGCAACTCGGCGTTATCCAACTCCATGGCCAGCCAAAGCGATAACGCCATGAACAAGCCACTTGCAGCCGCCGACAACATTTCCAGAAATGTCTTCATTTGTTCACTCCTCCTTCTCCATATTCTCGGAGCAACGCCCGGCGGAACTGCTTGCCGTGCACCTTCATCTTCCCCTGCTTGCCCCAGTACAGGATCTCGATCACATGCCCCTTGTCCTTCAACTCATGGACGGTCCTCTTGATCACATCCCGGTCGGAATCGTACATCAGGGCCAGGGTCTTGCAGTCGTAAAACTCTGATTCAGGGTAGGTCATAATATTTTCATTGTTAAAGCTCGTGCCAGCCGAGCAGCTTCAATTCTTCGATCAGGTCTTCTTCCATGGTTCAGTCGTCGTAGTGTCCGTCGGGGTTGTCGCACTGGGGGGCGTGATCCACTTCCCACTGGTCAATCGCTAATTCCAGCTCGTCCTTGATGCCCTCCGCTTCCCGGATGGCGACGTATTCGCCATTCACCCGGATGCACCGGTCTTCGTTGTCGTATTCAATAAGCATTGTTAGGTTTGAAAGATTTAGAATTATCAGATACATTCTCCTCCATGTTCGGAGGAATTAACTGGATCAACATTATTGAAGGAATCTGCATCACAGTTGGCTCCACAGTCGCCTTGACTCTCCTCTACCGATTCAGGAAAATCATTGCCGCTTGGCTGAAAAGGAGGTTCAATCGACTGCGCCGCTTCATGAAAATAAGCCAGTGCTTCCCGCGCCACACCCTTGAGTTCCGTAACCTCATCCGCCAGAACAGAAAGCTTCTTCAGGTCAACAGAATCCTTCAAGCAGAGATCAACAAGACACAACTCCAGGCGACGCAGAAAGAAAAACAGCTCGGAGAGGCGCAGGAGAAGCTCCTCCTTTTTGCTCTGAATCATGAACCGTGGAGTAAATCGGAAGTTGCGCAAAGCCTCAACTGGAACACGGAATTCGCGGATATCGTTATTGCCAAAGCCGTAAAATCCGACTTGATCTCTGGAGGCTACAACCCTGCTGGCATCTACCGCTGTCGTATTACTACGAGAGGAAGACGCTTCCTCTTTGATAGAGGGCTTTTGAGTGAGAGGTGAGTTCATGCTGCCGGCTTCTTGGGGTTCTTCGGGCGGGGAAGATCGCGGGCCGTGGTTATTACAAACCCAAGCCTTTGAGCTTCTCGGATAAGAAGAGACTTCATCACTTCTTTGGGCCGGATGCCTTGCTCGGCATAGGCCAGCAGGCAATTCTTGATGCCGTCCTCCATTTCGCTGAATTTGATGATTGAGTACATGGCGTGTTGCGTTTGATGAATACAATTTGCATCATCGGTTGACATTTTGCAAGATTTATTCTCACCTTTTGTTGACAATTATTTTTCATCAATCGTTGACATATCACCCAAATGATGTATTATCAACGTATGACGCCGACCAAGGAAGACATTAAAAAATGGCTCAAGGACTCCGGAAAATCCCGCGAATGGCTCGCAGAACAATGTGGAGTTGGTAAAAGGGTACTTGATAATTGGTTAAGTGCAGCGCGTCCAGTCCCTTCAAAAGCCCTTCTCATCATCCAGCGTCTCATGACGGAGAAGATTTCCCCCATTCCCCCCCAAGTAGAGATTGATTTCACGGACGAGGAATGGGAGGTGATAAGGGCAGCCATGACCGCCACCCAGCAAACGTTCATGGAGTTTATCAACAGCGCCTTTCGTAACGCGCTCAAAGACTTTGCGGATATAGCCCTTCAAAATGCCGCTAAAGAAAAAGAGGCCACCCGTAAGAAGTTTACCCCAGTAGAAACATTTCCAGCAGTCGCAGCTTCTTTGGATTACACCACTCAAGTAGCTGGCAACACGGCGGCCGGCAAACCTTCGTCTGGCGAGACTGTCCCGCAGGACATCCGTATTTATCGTCCTCTTGAATGGGGCGAATTCGTCTTACGAGTCAACGGCAAATCAATGGAACCCGAAATACCGGACGAATCCCTGGTCATCATCAAAAAATATGAAGACTACCTGTTCCCAGCACTAGGATCCCTGGTAGTCTATAACGAAGGTAATGACTACACCCTGAAAAAGCTTGCCAAGCGTAAAAACCCGGAAACCGGGAAAATGGAATATGTCCTCAAGTCGATCAACCCTGCTTATAAAGATGTGGAACCTATAGCGGAGGGTAAAATCTCCGGCATCTATGTGGAAACCCTGGACAGGTGGGAGAATGCTTAAATAGTGGAAAAATGAAAGCTAAATCTGAAATTTGGTGGATCATTGGAATCTCTTTTATAGTCTTTATACTTACATTTTTTTTCAGTCCTATTCTCTCATATCTGACAGGTAATTCTCAACCCACATGTGCTGGTGGATTTGGAGATCAATATGGTGTCTTAAACACTTTTTTTACAGGATTAGCCTTTGTTGGTCTTATTACTACTATTCTTTTACAAAGAAAGGACTTGGAGTTACAGCGTAAGGAATTAAAACGACAATCTGATGAATTTTCAATTCAAAATAGACTGTTTGATATACAGAAATTCGAAAATCTTTTTTTTAAGTATATTGAGCATGTCAACTATTTAAGAAAAGATATATTCATTAAATATGATTCAGAAAATAAGGCAATCTCAGATATTATTAAAAATTTTAGAAAGTGCGTGCAAAATATAAGAAAAGCTACGCATTTTCCTCTTGAAAATTTTATACACCATAAAGAAGAATACAATAAAAGCTGGATCGCATTTGAGAATAGCTACATTGATATGATCCCGTGGGTAATTGGTTTTTATGGAATGATGGGCTATATATTAAAATCAGATTTTTTAACTGAAGAAGAAAAGAACTCGTATATTGGAATTATTTTTTCTATTACGCCTCCACAACAATTAGAGATTCTTCAAATTATGGGAATTATTTCAAATAGTGAAGAACAAAATAAAATAGAAAAAACACTTGAAAGAAAATGTTTTTTTCGTCCTTCAAAATTTATCTTTTTCGAAGAAAAAAATATTCATCTGATAAAAAATGGAATAGGTTATGGAGAAAGTTGGTTCGATGCACATTTAAGCATTTATGTGAAGAAAAAATAATTTTTCTAAGATTTATATTTTTGATTTTTGTGTCTTAATCTATATCAAAAATAAATTCATACAATGATTATGATCAAACTACTTGCCTGTGTCTGTTCTATTGTTTTTTTGTCATTTATTTCTGCCGGTATGCCTTTGGCAGAAAGAATTCAGCCCTCTGTAAAAGTAGAAGCTGCGCAAAAGAAATACTGGATCAGTTCAACAGGGAAGACGCATAACTCTTCTTGCCGATACTACAACAACTGTAAAGGGTATTGGAGTGATACCGGTAGCGGCAACAACTGCAAAATTTGTGGCGGGGCTAATAGATAATTCCCATCCATGTTTTCACTCCTGATTTTCAGGAGAATATCCCCCACAATAAAAGGGCTACTATCTGGATGATAAAAAGCCAAACGGCAATTTTTTCGTGCTTCTTTTCAAGTTCCGTCAAAAATGCAATTTCGCCTATACCGATCCACAGGATCCATAAAAGGACAATAGGAAAGTGAAACCACGAATCCTTGGAAATAAGAAATACTCCATAACCTCCGGCTATCGCAACAATGGCCCATATTAAACAGCACTGAATGGAAGCGCTACACACGTTTTTCTTTTTTTCAAAGACCGTACTATGATGCCGCTTAATTTGTTCTCCTGATAATACCTTTTCTATATTCTCTTTCTGTCGTTTACTTCGATCTATCGAAGACTCTTTCAAAACAAACATGGCTTTTTTACTGTCAAAAAAAGAATTCTTTGCATCAGTAAAAAATGCGGATGGTAATTTATCCTCGTTTTTTGTTGCCATTTTTATTATGCTAATAATTTTATCCTCAAATCTCCGAACTGCATATAAAGAAAGTTTCCTATGACCAGTTTTGCCGGTAGGCCGCGAGGATTTGCGCTACAAGATCCGCGTGAGTATGATTCCAGGCAAGGGGGGGCTTGGAAAGGAGGCCATCCATGATGAGGATGTAGTTACGAGCCTGATTGGCGGAATGGGTTTCCGAGATATTGTTGAGGATGTCACAGAGTTTGACTAGGAGGGCATCCGGGTTCATGGCAGTGAGCTTGTCGATCATGTAACGCACTTTTCCCTGTTGCTTTTTCCGCGCATTGTCATTGGTGAGGGCATGGACAATGTTTGCGACGGCATGGCCGAAGTGCTGCGCGAGAGTTTCATAGGTGACGCCGCAGTCTTCCATTGTGTCGTGGAGATAGGCGGCGGCGATGAGTTCCGTCCTGTCCGTGCGTTCCCTGACAAGAGCGGCCACCCTTTCGACGTGGGTGTAGTAGGGGGCGCCCGTGAATTTTCGGGTCTGGCCTTCATGGGCCCGCCGGGCGAAAGCGGCGGCACGTTCGGGGAGCCAGTCCGTGTTGTCCCTGATGATGCGGTCCATGAGGAGGGATGCAGTTTTGCTGGGCGGCATGGTTCCGTTGAGCCAGCGGAAGATGGTGAGGCGCGTAACTCCAAGTATCCCCGCCGCTTTTTCAACGGCGGGGGTTTTCCTGATGTTGAGTATTTGTTTTACCCATTCAATGAATTGTTCAGGAGTGGTCATGTCTCAATGAGCGCACCAGTTTGTGATGCGACAATTTCTTTCTGGACGTAGCGTTCCGTCTTCCAGTTGATGTAGGACTGCCATGCCTTGAGGCGAGGCGACCAGCGGAATCCGTTTGCCTTGAGGCTACCCCTGACAGTTTCGTCCGGCTTGTCCGGGAAGTAGAGCCTTATTCTATTCTCTTCCGGGCATTTTTCAATGAGGATTCCGGTTTGCGTTTCTATTTTTTCCGGGGTGGTTTCTTTGGCAGTTTTGATTTTACGGAGGCGGACTTCTAGTCTTTTTATTTCTGCATTGTTGTTGGAGAGGCGGAAAGATTGGAAGCCGATTCTGCCGCAGTAGTCCGGCGTGAGGATTTTGGCGACGCTCTGTTCACTTAATCCCATTTCAATGAGTCCGGCCATAGCCTTATCCTTGTCTCCCTTGGCTTTGCGGATAACGGCGTTTGCGGCTTTCATGGTCTCCTGCGTTTTGCGGCAAGCAGAAAGCTTGGCTTCCAGCCGCTCCACGGCATCCGGGTCACTGGATTTGATGGGGCCGTTGGGGTCTTTGAAGTATCTCCTTTTGACGGATTTTTCCGCCCGTTCGATGAAGGAGCTGATTTCCCTCATTTTGTTGTCTGCCCAGCCGGAGTATTTTTGCATGCGTGCCGATGGAAATCGGGCCGGGCCGACGATGAAGGCGGACATGCAGCGGGAGTGTGACGAGCAGTAGGCAAGGTATCTTTGCTTGAGGCCGGAGCGGAAACGCTCGAATTCTTCGTCGATTTTGTCTTCGTCTTCCCCCTTCATGTATTTTTCCAAGACGGATTGGAAGGAGGCGAGGTCATTTGCGTATTCACGCCGCAGGCTTTCCCCGCGTCTGTCAGGGGAGAAGCTGGTTCCGTTGAAGGCGCGTTCCGCGGTTTGCTGGGAAATGTCGTTGATGTATTCGTTCATGGCTTTGTTTCCTTGGTTGGCGTTCGGTTCAGGCTGCATATTTTTCATTGTCCGGGATAATGATGCTGACGTATTTGTCCGCCTTGCAGAAGCGGAGTTCGTAGCCGTCGCAGAGTTTGAAGTCCATGGCGGCAATGGCGAGGTTGTGCAGGAGTTCATCTACCTTCTTTCTGGAACGAAGGGAGGAGAGATGAAAGGAGACCTGCCAGGCATTGGCGTCTTCCGTAGGCCCGAACATGTTGAAGGTGATCGAACCGGGAGCGACTTTTACGCGCTTGCACCATGGCAAGCCTCCTTTGACAAGACCGGAAGAAACGGCTACCGCATGAAGCAGAGCCATGACGTTTTCATTTTTGATTTCGGTATTCATTGTTTTTTCGTTTCAGGCGTTGAGTCCCGGAGGCCGGAACCCATCGGGAGGAGGTGTCCAATCTCCTCCCGACACGGTCAATTTAGTATCTCCACGACACTAAAACAAGCTTTTTCTTCTGTTTCTTTTTTTGTATGACACAAGGAAGTTCTTCCGAGAACATGAAAGGAGGTGATATGCTGAATGCCTTGCCTCGTTTCAGGCAAGTGTCCAAAGGTCGTCGCGGTTCTCTGGAGCCGCGGCGATACTTTTTACCGCCTTTTCTTTTTGGGGTCTTCGGTTGCCCTGACAACGACTTTGGGGATGTTGGCCGCGGCGGATAGTCCAATGAGGGCGGAGGCGGTTTCCGCAACTGGCTTGGAGCGGGAGTCCGAGAAAACGCCGCCGCCAATGGCGAGGCATTGGAGGACGGCGAGGGAGGCGTTAAAAGTGTCCTGCCAAGTAGCTTTTTTCTTCGTGGCCCTTTTGATTTTAGAGACGGCTGTTCCGGCGGGGATGATTTGGGATCCGTAGTTGCCGTAGTAGGGAGCAAGGCCGAAGGTTTGAAGGGTTGTCTGAATCGTTGCTCCCACGACAGGAACGGATCCGAGCATGGCGGAGGGGAAAGCCACAGCCTGCGTTTTCCAGAACTTTTCCTTGTCCTTGTCTTTATCCCCCGGCGGGTTCATGAGGAGCATCCAGAGTGTTACCATGGTTTGTTCCCACAGGGAGAGGCTGGCCCATGCGGCAGCGAGTTTACCCCACTGGCCTTTTTGGGCGAAGGTGACGAGATTGCCGAATTTGTTAATGGCTTCGCTGCCCATGAATGTCCAGAGGCGGACGAAGGTGCCGCCCATCGCCTGGAGCTGTGATTTCTGTGCGGTGCGCGTGGGCTGGGCTGCGAGTTCAAGGGATTGGCGGACTTCGTCGAGGGCGATTTGCTCCATGTCTGCGGTGCTCATGGGCTCTTCCCCGTTGCGAATGCGGGCGGCGTTTTCCTTTTCCAGCTTGCGGAAGACGGCGTTTGCAAGGGCGGTATGGGAAACGGCGTTGCTCCATACGTCCATTTTTTCCAGAGGGACCATTCCGGCCATGGCGATCCTTTTACCATACCCGAAGTGCTGGTCTGCGCCGTAGTTGAGGATTTCCCGGATGACGGGTTCTTTTCTGAAACGGGATTGGAAGGAGTCTGTCCGCATCATGTCCGCGAAGGTGAAGTGGCTGTTGCCGGAGAGCATGAGGGAATATTCTTTCATGAGTTCTCCGAGGCCGATTTTACCGGAGGCGAGCGGGTGGAGGATGGCGGAGGTCTGCTTGATGCAGGTGAGGAGGTTGTAGGCAAGAAGGGCGTTTGCCTTGGCTCCCTGCATGCGGCCTACGAATTTGGAATGGGCCATGAGCTGGGCGGCTTCGAGGGTGCCCGCTCCGTCGATGAGGTCAAGCCACGTGATGAGCTGGCGGTATCGCTGCGCTCCCATTTTGACCTTGAGGGCGTCCGCTGCGTAACCATGGGAGAGGACGCCGCGGAATTTGGAAGTGATGTGTTTGGTGCAGATGTAGTTGTCCGTTTCTGCCAGGGAGGCGTTGGCGACGGTGAAGACGTCCGCGGAGAGGTCAAGACCGAGGTTGTGTTTTTTGCGGGTGATGAGCATGGAATACTTATGCCCCATGATGTTGTTGCCTTCTCCGATGACGGCGGTTTTTGCATCGCCTTCATGGTGGTTGAATTTGGCGCGGAAGTATTTTTCTTCTTTGGGGAACGGGACTCCGGTAAGTTTTTCAAAGACCTCTGCGAGTTCTATGCCGCATTGGTTGATGTAGTCGCGGAGGCCGTAGGCGACAGCAAGTCCATCCTGTCCGACGTAACGGTAAAGGGCCTGCATGGTTTGCGCGGTGTAGCCGTGCCGCTCGAAGTTGGGCTTGTACCTGTCCTGTTCGTAGAGGAGGATTTGGTACATGGCCTGCGCTTTGGAGAGGCGCAGCGGGCGGCCTGTTCCCTTTTTGTCAGGGATGCGGCTGGTGATGGTGATTTTCCCGGCCCTGGGATGGGCGGCGAGTTCGTCCATGAGCGCGGGGATGTCCATTTCCGAGATGAGGCCGAGGCGTTCGGGGCGGATGCCCTGGCGGCGGGCGGTTTCCATGATGTGCTGCCGCTTGGCTTCAAAGCCTTCCCTGTCGTCGGCTTCGATGAGGTCGATGTATTCCTGTGCGGTCTGGATGTCGAGGGTGACGGCTTTTTCCCTGACAGGGGCGGTGACGGCCCCGGTGTCGCGGGTGAGCTTGGAGTCAAGGATCCAGCGTTCTATGTCGCGTTTTGTTTGCAATCCGGCAGATTCCCGGATGATTTGCGTGAAGGCGGCGGCATGGTTATTTTCCCGCGTGTTGAGGGAAACATTGGCTTTGGCTATTTCCGAGATGCCGTATTGGGAAAGTTCCTTCATGCCGTCGATGGCGGAGAGGCTTTCGAGCATCTGGGAAAAGGATTGAAGGCCGGAGACCCAGGCGCGCGCCCATTCTACGCGGGAGCTGGCCGCATTTTCGTTGGCGTCGCGGACGGCTTGTTCATCTACGGGGATATACTGCCGGATAGAGTTGGAGATGTCGTAGGCGAGTTTTTCATTCTGCCATGCTTCCTGCTGGTTTTTCTGCCCCCATGCCGTGCGGTTAGTCTGGATATAGGTCATGATGGCTTCCATGGCCGAGCGGGTTTCATCAAGGTTCATGTCCGCCAGGTTTCCGAAAGTTTGCCACTCCGCCAGTTTACTTTCAAGCTGGTCAAGGGTAAGGGTTTCTTTCCTTCCCGCATATTCGTAGGGGATGGAAATGGTTTCTCCTTCCGCCGCTTCCGTCTGGTTGAGGGAGGCGTCCCGGATAAGCGCTTCCAGTCTGGCTGTTTCCGCTTCTACGGCGGAAGCATCCGCATTGAGCATGGCAAGGTATTGGCCAAGGGTACGGTAGACATCCGCCGGAAGGGATCCTTTACCATATTTCCCGTTGTCTTTCTTTTTGGGCATGAGACGGGCGATGCGGTCAAGTACCTTGGCAACGCTTTCGTCCTTGAGGTATTGTTCAAGCTGCCCGCGAACGTCGGTCATGATAGCGGTAAGGAGGGTATTAAGCCTTCCTTCGGCAAGCTGGCGGACGATATCTTCCTGTTGGGTGCGGTATGCCTGCGCGTATTCCGGGCCTCCCCTTCCTGTTGTTTCCTGACGAATGGAGATTTGATCAGCCACTTCCCCGCGGATGGCGGTGAGGATGTCCGGCGAGTCCATGAGGGTTTGAAGTTCCGCCGCAAGGGTATTTCTTTGTTCCGGGGAGAGTTTGCCATAGGAGCGGATGCGTCCGGTTTCCAGCATGCGGGCGTAGGCTGCTCCGAAGTTGAGGTAGGGGCGCATGTTGATTTTGTAGTTGTCCGGCAGGACTCGCTGGATTTCCGCGAGGATGGAGTTGAGTTCCCCAAAGGTGCGGGCCGCGCTGTCATGGGTGATGTCCACGGATGCAGCAATGTTCCAGCGGTTCATGGCTTCGTCGATGCCGCGGATGAGGGAGCGGGCCTTGGCTTCGTTGGCGCGGGGTGCAAGAATAAGCCTTGAAATGACGGAGGCTTGAGCAAGGGAGAAGCTGACTCCGGGGCCGTTTTGTTCCGGGGATGGGGAGGATGCGCGTTCCTCCGCTTGTTCGAGGGCTGATTTGACATTGTACAGGGACGATGCTACATTACCCGCGGATATGTTATTGAGAGCATCAGACGTGAAACTGGTTAAATTCTGGACTAGGGGAGACGGAGACGCCTCTTGGGCTAAGGATAGCTCTGGAAACACGTACCAAGTGCTTGTAGCTAAAGATGGTTCTGCCAGACTGATTGAATCAGAGTACATTTCCTCTCCTAATCCTGCCAATGGAACAATTCCGCTTTCTTCATTGGCAGAGGCATTGGAGAATGCCCAGCCCTGCAATTTTGAATAGGCTTCCTGCGCTTCCTGTTCGGCATTCTTGATGAGTTCCTGCCCCTGATTGCTGTAATAGGCACGGGAAAGTTTTTGTAGAGTTTCTACATAACCTGTGACAAGCCGGCGTCGGGTTTTACTATAAACGGGATTCGTTTCATTGCGTTCCAGCTCGTCTTGAAGAGTGCGGCCCACTTCGTAAATTTTATGACCGGGTCCTTCTTTCATCCGCATCATATGTTCTTCAATGAGGATGATTTCTCCGATGAATCCGTTGGGCATTTGAACGTTGAGCTTGATGTCCGCGTAACCGTAGGGATCATAGGACTTGTAGCCATTTTTAATGCGGGCGATAGTCATGCCTGATTCCCTGACTTCTGAAATAACTTGGGAGAAATCCGCACTGTCCGGCATAATGAGGGTGCCCCCGAAGACGTCCAGGAGTTTTCCTGCGTCGCCTTTGTTGTCTCCCACGGTTTTCTGCAAGGCACGTGCCCGGCCTTTGAGGGTTTGCCGCATCATGACGCGCAGGCCTAGGCGTTCCCCGATGCCACGGACGATGGAATCAAAATCCTGCATGACGGCCTCGGCCATGGGGTAAAGTTCATCAAGGCCGCGGTTGGCAAGGCGTTCTTGTTCTTCCACAGGAAGAGCGCGGTAGTCTTTTTCCTCCACACCATGCCAAAACACGTTAATTCTTGGGGCACGGCTGCCTTCTGGCTGGACGTTTGCGGCGGATTCCCGGATGGGGGTGAGGCTGGCGGAGAAAAGCATTTCACCGTCATCAAACGGGCGTGGTTCCCGAATGCTTGTCGGATCCGTTTCCTCTACGTTTTCAAGACGGAGTTCGGGGATATCTTTGAGTGGGTAAACAGGTTCCCCTTCTTTCCAGAGGCGGCCCGCTGCGGTGATTTCCGGGTGGACGCCGATGTTGTTGTAGGCAATTTTGAGGGACGCGATTTGCTTGCGGATGGAGGCAATATCCGTGTGCTGGTCAATGGAGAGGCCGAGTTGGCGGGCAAGCGCCTGGTCTTTGGCGATGCGTTTTTTACTTTTGAGAAGAGCTTCTACGCGGGAGATTTCTGCCTTGCAGGCGTTGACATAGCGGGTGACGTGGTCGAATTCGGCGTTGTTGAAGATGGCGTTGCCGAACATGTCGTATTCGATTTGACCGCCGGAGACGGCGGCGTCACGCTGCTGGATGCCTGCGACAATATCGTCAATGGACTGCCACTGCTGGATTTGGCCCCCGGCCCATTGCTGAACGGTCGCGTCCGTGGTGAGCTGGCAAATAGTGTAGGCCGCCTTTTCATCCATGAGGGAATTATCCGGGTTTTTGAGGCGGTCGAGCAAGTCAGGGCTGGCGTTGGCTCCAATGAATGCGCCTATTTGGGTGGGAGTACGCCGCCACGGCTGGGGGTGGATGCGTACCAGGCCCTCGTGGGTCATGTCTGCGACGACATCCGCTTCCGGGTTCGCTTCCTTAAGATGGCGGGCGTAAAGGGCTACTTCCGTAATGGTAGCTTGCTCATCAAGGATATTAAGGCGGATGTCTTCATACCGCGCCCATTCCGGGGTGTGGGCAGCGTCTTCTTCATAGACGTAGGCGGCGATGCGGTCGATGCCGTTTTCTCTGGCCAGGGCGAGTTTATGCCTGCCGGAAAAAATATGAAGCTCTCCATTGTTTCGATGGAGGAGATAAACGGGGGTGGTCTCCCTTTTGAATTTTCCGGTGAGAGGCTTGGTGAGGCCGCTGGAATCCGCATTGCGTTTGGTTTGAGCGAGGTCTTCCGCGTGCAGAATGGATGCCGTGGGGACGGCTCCAAGGCGGGCTTCCCCGATCTGGATGTAGTTGCCGCCGATGAAGGGGCTATCAGTGGCAGCGTCTTTCCGGCTGTCCTGTCCGGGGGCAAGAACTGTACCGTCAGGGGCGATGAAAGCATTGGCGTCCGGTTCCGGCTGGGCGGGATCCGGCTGGGTTTCCGTGGCTGGAGGTTCCGCCTGTTCCTGCTGCTGTTCCTGCTGGGCGGCGACGTCGTCAAGTTCCGCCCGGATATCTTCCAGCGTTTTCGTTTGGGAGGTGCCCGCACGAGTGAAGGCGGCTTCATGTTCCGCGATGGAGCTTTCAATGGCGGTGACGATGTCTGCTTCCTGCCGGATATCCTGCGCATGGATGGAATCCACGGCCCCGGTCATGGCGTTGATGAGGTTTTGCATTTCCGGGGTGAGCTGGCCGGATGATTCCAGTTTGGCGATGGCGTGGCCGAGTTCCGCCTTGCCCCGGAACTGTTCGAGGAAGGAGGAAATGAAGCGGACAAGTTTCTGAATCCACGAAGGGAGGCTGCTGGTGCCCGCGACAACGTCGTACATAAGACGGGAACGTCCGATAAGGGAGAGAGCTTCCACGACGTCGCCGGGAGTGGGAACGGTGTCAAGGCCGATGAACTGAATGCCCCCTTCTTCTCCGTAGAGCTGGTTGACGGCGCGCTGCATGTCCTGTAGCTGGCTGCCGAAGGTGGACAGGGAAAGATTTTCTTGGGCGCACCAGTTGATGGCGGCCTGTTCCATGGTTTCCTCCCACAGGTTTTCCACCGTGGCCTCTCCGCGGGAGAAGCGCAGTATTTGTTGGAAGCCGCCGTTGACCGGATCCTGCTGGCGGATAACATAGGCATTCGAGGCAAAGGAAGTTTGTTCCCCGCGTCGGCGGGCGGTGGCCGCCCTGCCTTTGGAACCGGAATAGGCGGTAATGATGCTTTGAAGGCTGGCGTGTTCCGAGATATCCGGGTTGACCGAGGCAAGGGCTTCCTGCCGGGTGATGCCGGAGGCTTCCAGCAGGCGGACGGTGGCGGTGGCCTGCCGGGCGAGGGTGCGGAGAGTAGCGGTTGTTTCCGTCTGTCCGATGTCTTCCGTTTTCCATCCCTGTTGTTCGAGGTAATCTACCACGTTTTCCGCCGCGAGAAGATTTTGCGCCCACAGGATGGTGTCCCGTTCACGTTCTCCGATGGAAAGGGTGAGAAGGGTATTGAGCTGGTCTTCCGTCATGAGGGCGTAGTCCTGCCCCTGCTGCGTTTGCTCCGCCGCAGGGGATTCTTCGGAGGTCCCTTCCTCCGAAGGTTGGGCCTTCCGGCGGGTTTCCGCTGTTTCCGCGTCAAGATAGACACGGTATTTGCCCGTTTCCTGCGCTGGTTCAAAACGGGGAATGACGCCGCGTTCCTGCAAGGCGCGGAAAGATTCGAATTCGCGGAGCTGGGCGATTTCCTGTGTACCAAGGATGGCGGCGTTTCCCTGTTCCGCCCGGCGGGCTGCCTGTTCCGGGTTGTTTGCCCATTCGGTTTTGAGGTGTTCGGCAATAAAATCGTTGCGGGCGTCGGTGTCTTTGATTTCCAGGGCGCGAAGGTAACCGGATTCAGAACCGCCGAGAGCGGTAAATCCGTCCAGGGATTCCGCAAAATGCTTGGCGTTTTCCCGGATTTGGGGTTCTGCGATTTTGACGAAGCCGCGGGAGTAGAAGGCAAGGGCGAGGCCATGGTAGCCTTCAAAGTTGTGGAGAATGTCTCCAGGGATGGCGGAGAGGGAGGCCTTGCCACGTTCATCGTCAAGGAAATTGCTCATGACGGCGCGGGTAGCGCCTCCGACGATGGGTTCCGCAATGCCTTCTTCCAGCACGCCCGCCGCGGTGTTGCCCCATATTTGGGCGGTTTCACTGGCGAGGTATTTGGCGCGGAGGGAATTGTACGAAAGGCCCGTTTTGTTGAGGCCGGCGTTCAGGAGACGTCCCAGCACGGGAACTTTGCCAAGGACGCCCATGCCGATTTTTTCTTCCAGGGTGTCCGCCGCCCCGAAGAGGGATGCGCGTTTGGCGTTTTCTTCACGGGAAAGTCCAAGGGCAACGCCTTCTTCATAGCGTTGCGTGCCGGATCCTTTGAGGAGGCTGTACACGCCAAAATAGGGTATGGCGTTGGGGACGGATTGACCTACTATGTCGCCAAGGGTGACGGCGAACTTGTTGATCCCCCAGGTTTGCCGCCCTTCGGTATATGCCTGCTGGGCCGCCTTGCGGACGTTTTTCATTTTTGCCCGGAAGTCGATGGTGCGGAGGAGTCCCTTATCCTGCCGCATTTCTTCCGCCGAGAGGAAAGACTTTTTGTTGTCAAAGGGGATATGGTCGTATGCCATACGATCCCCCGGCGTCATAAAAGAGGGGACTTCTGCGTCTGCATTGCGGAGGTTTTCCAGGACGCCCATTGCGCCGGAAAGCGTGGAATAGTAAAGGTTGTGGATGGGTTTGATGCTTTCGTAGGCATATTGGGCTACGGAATTTTCATATTGTCTGTCGATGTTGGCGCCGTAGTTGTCATAAACTGCCTTGCCCCACAGGCTCATAAGGATGTCTTCCACTTTTTTGTCATCCGGCGTGAGATCGTCTTTGTTGAGGCCAGCTGCCCTCATGACATTTGCCGCATCGGAGTCATCAAGAATGAAACTGCCGACGGGAAGCTGAGCATAGGCGGTGCGGACGCGGTTAATAATATCCGGTGTGATTCCGGCGCGGCCCATCATATCTATATCTTTGGGCGTCCATTGTTCTCCGCTGCCCTTGCAGGCGCGGTTGATGCGTTCCAATAACTGCTGACCGTATTGTTCCAGGGCTTTCTGTTCTTCCACCTGTTTCTGCTTGGCCTGCTTCACGATGCCGCCAAGGTGGTCATAGACGGCCATGTACATTTTTTCCCGCGTGTCCGCCCCCTCCGGGATGGGGAGGTTTTGTTGACGGAAGTACATGTCCGGAATCTGGTCGTTGCCGAGAAGAACGCCGCAGGCTTTACGCCCGACGAAGCACTTGCGTTCATCTTCCGGCGCGTGGGCATAGGGATCATGGCCGTGGGCCTGTTCCGCCAGGACGCGGTGTTCCGGGTACTGATCGGAAAGGAGGTAATTGGAGAGGTAGTCCATATCCTGTTTCCGCTGTTGCTCATAATCCGGGGAGGCGAGATATTCCGGTGCCGGCGCGGGAGACGGAATGAAGAAAGTATTTTCCTGCAAGTAGTCCATGAAAAAAGGGGTGAAAATTAAGCCATATCTGCGGCCTGTCCGTAAACGCGGTTGTTCCGGTTGAGCCAGCCGGAGAGGAATTGCCGTTTCTCCGGGTTATTGGCGGCGATAGATTTGTAGAGGCGTTCCCGCGCGTTTTTAAGACGTTCCAAGAGCTGCTGTTCCGTGTGGGTCTTGAGGTAATTTTTGATGGCTTCCACGGTGTCCGCATTAAACTTTTTGGAGTCTTCCACTCCGAGGGCGCGATGAATGACGCGGACGGCCCCATATTCGCCGCCGTTGAAATACATGTCCCGGAGAAAGTAGTCTATGCCGGAGGAAGTGACGCCTGCGGTTTGCAGAATATTTCCGACGGGTTGGGTATATTGCATGATGTACCGTTTGGCTTCCTGTTCCGCCTCTGCGTGTTTGCCCGCTTTGACGAGGGTTTCCAGTTTGGCGTATTCCGCCGGGTGGCTGCCGTTGTTAATTCCGGCAATCTCATGCGTTCCTCCGCCGTCTCCGGCTGGGAGTCTGTAAATGGAAAGATTGCCCTGTTTGTCACGGCGGGCTTCATTGCTGAAGATAAGGGCGGCAGTATTTCCGGCGGCGGTGTTGGCCTTGGTGCCGGCTGCGGTAACGGTAATCTGGTCGTAGTTGATGTTCATGGTGCCAAGCTGGCGGCGGAGGGCTTTTGACATGGTGGGGGAAGTACAATCCGGTTTGGAGACGATTTGGGCTTCTGCATATCGGCGGTTGGGGGTAGTGACGCCCACGGTAATTCCTTCCGCATACCAGCCTTCCGGGACATAAAGAATGGATTCCTGTCCATCGTCCCCCCATTGGGAGGGAAGTTCTTTATTCCGGCTGACGGGTACGATGGAATCCACAGGCTGCGTACGGCGGTAGGCTTCTTCTTCCCTGCGCCTGATGTCCGCGATCATTTTTTCTGCGGCTTTCCGTTCTTCTTCATTGAGGCGGTTGGTAACGGACAATTCCGCTTTCAGATCAAGGTTGCGGCTTTGAGCTGCGGCCTGCTTCCGAATGTAATTGTCACTGGCCGCAGTAATATTGATAGCCTCCTGGTGTCGGAAACTGTCTTGCTGAACCTGATCCCTGTTGCCTGGGGTGTAGTTGGCAATGGTGTCCCACAGACGGTTGGCAACTTCGAGTTCCGTAAGTTCCTTTCTTTCTTTTCCGCCGTTGTATTGCTGGTCGTTTTTCCAGATGTCTAGATTGGCGAGAAGGAGAGATTGGGCATTTTCCGCAGCGGCTTTTCTCCGGTCTTTGGCGGCCTTGAGCCGGGCTTCATCTTCCGGCGTCCATTCATCGTCTTCCTGTTTCTGCGCTTTTTCCTGCTCAAGAGCAAGGATAGCCGCGTCTTCCTCCCTGGTGAAATAACCCACCTGGGCTGCATGGGATAAAGTGACTTTGGGATCAAGGCCCTTCGGTCGCGCGAGGTCTTCCTGCCATTGCTTGACCATGGCTTTGGCATAATCTTCCCCCTGCCCGAATTGCTTGTAAAGGGCAATGACCATTTCCGCCTCCGTTTCGTCATGGGGCGACGTAATCATGGCGCGCCCCTGTTCCGCAAGGAAAGGCATGGCGTCTATCTTTCCCTGACCTTCCTTGAAATCTCCGTTGTATCTGCGCCAGAGGGCATGCAAATTGCGGGTGATGTTGGAGGGTGCCGGGTTATAAATTTCCTTTTCTTTTTTCGCGTTGCCCGTGGAAGTCGTTGATGTTTTGGAACCGGGGATTTTCTTCGCTTTGGCGTTGCCTGTTTCCACGGATTTGACGAAAGAACGGCTGAATCCCTGCATGGAGAGGGAGGCGAGGCGTTGGAGCTGCATACGCTTGGAGAAGGGGAGTGCGGCGTAAGGGCTGCCGTCGTCGTCCAATTCATTCCAAAAGGCGACAGGATCTTCTTCGCTCTGTTTTCGGGCGCGGGCCATGAGAGCCGTGTCCCGAAGGTCAAGAAGCATGATATCTGCTTTTTCTGCGGTGATGATGCCGTTGTCACGCGCGTCCGTGATGGCGTATCCGGCTCCGGAGTAGTCTTCGTTACGAATGGCGAGGTCATAGTTGTTCTGGAAGTATTCCCTCGTGCGCTGAATGCCTAATTTGGCAGCCAGCCCCCAATAACGTTCCGGCAGGCTTGACCTCACGGAAGCCCTGACAGCCTCCGCCTTCATGGCGCTCTCCGGGTGGAAAAAACTGCCTCCCAGCGCGTCAATCTTCTGGCCGAACTCGTAAGCCAAATCTTTCAGCTTCCCCTGCCGGATGGAACCGTCCTTCTCAAAAACGCTCTCCTTCGTGCCCGGCGCGAAAGCCAGCATCCTGGAAAACTTCGCGTCGGACTCGTCCCTGATGCGTCGCAGCTCCACCTCCTGCCGCTGCATCTCCCCGAAATCGGAAATCCTGGCAAACGCCTCCGCGCTCCCCTGAACCGCCTCTTCGGCCTTCTGGACGGACGCGCCCAGCACCTGACCCTGATCGCCATTGGCGGCCCGCGCCGCGACGCCGGGATCA